TATTTTAAGGAAGGAACTGATGTTAATCCTTTACAAGCATTTCCAGGAGATGTACTTATTCAAGGTAGACACGGCAACTCTATAAGGTTGGGAGGTACTAACTTTGATAGTAATATTTTCAGTGACGAAGATAATAACGGTAAAGCTTATAACATTATTAAAGCAGGTCAAGAACCACTTGAACCTCATTTTGATCCAACGGTAGAAGACATTAATAGAGACAAAAGCTCAATTTACATGATGTCTGACCACCAACTTGGTTTGATTGAAGCTAACACAAACATACTAGGGTACAAAGAAGGAGACGAACCAGAATTAGCAGATGCTTATAAAGGATCACAAATCGTTATAAACTCTGATAGATTGTTTTTTAATGCTAGAGAAGAATCAGTATTTATTTCAGCTAAGCAGACAATAGGACTTGCTTCAGATAAAATTACTCTCAACGGTACAGAATACGTTGGTATGGATGCTAAAAGAATCTTTTTAGGTACTAACTCCTTTGATGAGGATGAACCTGTACTTAAAGGTGCTACAACCAAGCAATGGTTATCTGATTTAGTAAAAATATTAGAAACCACAGCTAAAGCTTTAGGTAAAGCTCCACCTGCAGGTACACCCTATGCAGCAGTCGCAGTTGGTACGTTTAACGTTTTAGTGGGTAGTTTAAAAGCCCATGCAGCTTTATTAAGCACTATTGAATCAAGAAAAGTATATTTAGATAAAATATAATGGCATACTTAAGAATACCACCCAGCTTTCTACCTAATGCAATTGCTAAAGCAGTTTCTAAACTAGAAATTGAACTTAATACAAGGGTACAAGCAGAAGCTGGAAAAATTGTAGATAAAATAAGAAGTGAGGGATGCCCTGCTGATTTAGCTAGAACTGTACAAAAGGTACAAGGCTTGTCTAACGGTGTGAATAAATTAAATAAGAGACTTCAGCAATTTAAAAAGATGCCTGAAATCATACTTATACCAATAAAGATATTGGAAAAAATTGCTAAAGTAATATTATCACTACCAGTACCTCAATCACCTTCACCTATACCCGGACTACCTATATCCGTTACAAATAAGTTAACTGATTTAATTATTGTAACATATGAATTTATTGCTCAGAAAAAAGAAGATGCTGAAGCAATAGTAGCTATAGTAGACGGACCATCAATAAGGTTAGAGTTTATTTCCAATCAGTTGAGAAGGGTAAATTCTTTAACCGGTATTTGCAGAGTACAAGCATCTTTAGAAAGAAAATTAGAAGAAGGAGAAATTTCTTTTGAGGAACTTGTACAAAGAGGGTTAATAAATGATGAAGGAGGGTTCGTTACATCGGACCTAGGAAGACAGTTATTAGGAGGTAGAGAAGGTAGGTCAATATCAGACCTATCACTGGAATTAAATATAAGTAACGAAGAGGTAGTAAACAGATTAAAATCAGAAAACGTTAATCAAGTATCTGATTTAGACAACAATAACGTAGAACAAGACTTAGACAACTTACTTGACAAGTTAGATGGTTTAGGTTTAGAAGTTATTGCTGATATAAGAAAAGAGTTAGACGGTTTATCAACAATACCTGTCGATACTCTTGGTGATGGAAGATTTTTTCATAGAGGTCCTAACGGATTACTATACAGACTAGAAATAAGAAAAGATGAAAAGTCACCAAAAGTTGCTGCAAAGAGATTTGCAGTTGCATTAGATGAAGAAGAGGTTGTGGTTTTAGAAGGTCCAAAATCTTTCGCTTCAGATACAAATATTCTTTTAGACGAGATAAAATTTAGAATTGATAATCAACTTTCTTAACCAAACTATTTATAGATATGAAACTGGATCAACTACGTAAAGTAATACGTGAAGAAGTAAGAGCAGCTGTTAAGGAGGAGTTACAAGAAGTAATGAACGAAGCAGTCAAGTATGCTTCTACTCCTACCACACAGCAATTGCAGACATCTGCAGAATATACCCCGGTGAAACAAAAAGATCTTTCAAGAAGCTGGTCAACGGGTAAAATTAATCAAGGAACTGTACCTTTGGAAGAAATGCTCAATGACACAAGAGCATCAATGACCGGAGAAGATATAAGAAATATATCCGGCGGCGGCGGGGTATCTAAACCTAACTTTGCATCAATGATGTCAAATCAAATGGTAAGAGAAACAACTAACCAACCAACAGTTGGAGTAGATCTTTCTCAAATACCTGGATTGAATAAAGCTAAAGATATTTTAGAAGCAGCATATGCAAAGGATAAAAACAAAGCTATATAATGGCATTTGAAGTAAAGAAAATAGCACCAATTGATCTACAGCCAAGAAAAGCAGTAGGTGTAAAACTACCTTTTTCAGGTAAAGCTGTTTTCAACCAAACTTTTGAAACTAAAGAAGCAATTAAGACAAACTTAATAAACTTCTTTTTAACCAGTAGAGGGGAAAGATACCTTAACCCTACATTTGGTAATTTACTTCAGAACTTACTTTTTGAGCAATTAACTCAAACTAAAGTCAATCAAATAGACGAACAAGTCAGAAATGACCTAACTACATATTTTCCTAGAGTAGAACCAATCGAGATATCTACAATAGGTAACTCAGAAACAAACACCGTATCATTTAGCTTGAGCTATAGACTTAGAGAAACTGATATAGAAGACGAACTTTTAATTAACTTTGAACAGTAATGGCTGAAGAGAGAGATATAAAATACATTAACAGAGATTTCGGCGACTTGAAAGAACAGTTGGTAGAGTTTTCAAAAAACTACTTTCCTGATTCTTATAACGACTTTAGTCCTACATCTCCTGGTATGATGTTTATTGAAATGGCTGCCTATGTAGGAGATATTCTTTCTTTCTACCAAGATAGTCAAATACAAGAGACGTTTTTACAGCATGCTAAGAACCCAGGTAACTTATACTCATTAGCATATATGATGGGATATAGACCTAGAGTAACATCTGTTTCTGAAGTTGAGTTAACAGTAACTCAAAGAGTACAAGCTACCGGTGTATCTTATAAACCTGATTTCGATCAAGCACTTAGTGTAAGAGAAAACAGTACCCTAAAGGCTAATATAGGTGATAACCCAACTTTTATCACTCGCACATCTGTTGACTTTAATTACAGTAGTTCATATGATCCAACCGATATAAGAATATTTTCTTTAGATAGTGGTAATCCTGCTGAATATTTACTTACTAAAAAAGTAAAAGCATTTTCAGGTAATATAGAAACTACTACACAGACATACACTACTGCAGAACAATTTGCTACTTTTGAAATACAGGACAGTAATATAATAGGTATATTAGATGTTACAGATAGTGATGGAAAGATTTGGACTGAAGTTCCTTATTTAGGTCAAGATACTGTTTTTGAAACGGAAAACAATTCAAATACAGACAGTAGTTTAGTACCAAACAATCTCAAACTTAAAAAAGTACCTAGAAGATTTGTAACAAGATTTTTATCTAACGGTAATCTTCAAGTACAGTTTGGTTCTGGTATTACAGGTCAAGATGACGCTACCATAGTACCAAACCCGACTAACATACAAAATACCTCTACCTTTAATAATACTAATGAATATTTTAAGGCATATGATCCATCTAACTTTTTGTTTACACAAACATATGGATTAGCTCCTTCTAATACCACATTAACGGTAAGGTACTTAACTGGAGGAGGAGTAGGTGCAAACGTACCTGCTAATACGATAAACTCAATAGACACCGTAGTAACTTCAGCAACAGACGATACTTTTGCAGGCACATTAACATTTAATAATGAGCAACCTGCAGCAGGAGGTAAAGATGGTGATTCGACAGAAGAGTTAAGACAAAATTCATTAAGAGCATTTGCAGAACAGCAACGTACAGTAACGTTACAAGATTATGCAGTTAGAGCTTTATCACTACCTGCTACTTATGGTAGTATTGCTAAAGTATATGCAACTCAAGATTCTTCTACAGGTAACAATTCAGGTGTGTTAGGTAACAATCCTTTAGCAGTTGGATTATACGTACTTGCATATGATAATGAAAAACATGTAATTACTGCAAGTAGAACTCTAAAAGAAAATTTAAAAACTTATTTATCTCAATTTATACCATTAACAGACGGAGTAGATATAAAAGATGCTTTTGTTATTAACATTGGTGTTAAGTACGAGATAGTTACAATATCTAATTCAGCAGCAAGAGATGTTATTTTAAATTGTAATAACTTATTAATTAATTATTTTAATATTGACAATTGGAGTATTAACCAACCTATAAATTTATCAAAACTGTATACTCTTTTAGTTAGAGTAAAAGGTGTACAAACTGTAAAGAATATAACAGTATTTAATAAAGAAGGAGGTAAATATTCTTTGAACGAATATGATGTTCAAGGAGCAACCAAAGAAAATATAGTGTACCCTTCATATGATCCAAGTATACTTGAAGTTAAGTACCCTAATGACGATATTGAAGGACGAGTAACAACATTGTAAGATGGCATTATATAGACTATTTCCAGAAAAAGACACTTACATCTCAAGTGAACCCTCTATAGGAGGAACTTACGGCAATGCCGGAAGAGATGAAATAATAGAAGTGGGAGGTTACTTTGACGTAAATATTACAGGCAGAGCTAAAAGAGCTTTGATCCAATTCGAAACAACCAAAATACAGAGTATTGTTAATACAGAAGTATCTGGGCCAATATCTGCTAGTTTAAACCTTAAGTTAGCAAACGCTACAGAATTACCTAAATCTTATACCCTAACTGCTTATCCTATTTCTTCTTCATGGGAGAATGGATTAGGAAAAGGAGACGATGAACCTAAAAACACTTCTGGTTGTTCATGGAAGTATACAGATGCTGGTTCTACCGAATGGGTATCTTTAGGAGGAGATTTCATAACTACAGGTCAGTCAGGAAGTATAACTAAAGGTATATACGATGACCATGATGCAGAGATAGACGTTACAGGAATAGTATCTCAACACTATTCTTCTTCATTAAACAACTACGGTATTTTAGTAAAAGCTGATTCATCTGTTGAGTTTAACACAACGTCTTCTATACTACTTAAGTACTTTAGTAAAGATACAAACACAGTATACAAACCATACCTACAGTTTAAATGGGATGATTCTAACTATAGCAGCAGCTTATCAGAACTTGACACAGATATAGCAACTGTTGGAATTAAAAATGCTAAAGAAAAATATAATGACTCAGATAAAGTAAGATTTAGGATATCTGCTAGACCGAAATACCCAACTAGAGCATTTGTAACTAGTTCTATTTACCTCACCGAATACAGACTACCTTCTAGTTATTATTACGGTATTCAAGATGAAACAACAGGAGAAATGATAGTTGACTTTGATACTTCATTTACTAAGGTTAGTGCAGATAATACTAGTAACTATTTTGACTTTTATATGAATTCATTAGAACCAGAAAGACATTACAGATTATTAGTTAAGACAACAGTCAACGATAGTACTATAGTAATTGATAATAAAAATATCTTCAAAGTAACTAAGCATGGCTAATGAAATAAAAATACAGAAAAAAGTATACGATCCTAAAACTTTTAACAAAGTAATAGACCGTAACTTCAAAACGTTTGCTCAACAACCAGATCCGGTGCTAGAGCCAACAGTTGAAGATTTTTTCATACTATATGAAGAGTTATTTTATGAAATACCAATTGAAGGTGAAGTAAATTCCCATAGGTACCTAGTAGAAAAAAGTTCGGAAATTGTAAATTTTGAGAAAGACAGTGAAGAAATTCAACCTTTACTTGATGAAATTTCAATATTAAGAGAACAAAACTTGCAGTTAAATCAACAACTGTTAGATGAAAGAATAAATGCTGCAGAAAATCCATAATGAGTATAATCAAATATAAAGTTACCGAGCTTGAGTTAGAGAAACTTAGTTTCAATTCTAAGTTTGACGATAGTGATACAAAGTTGATAGAGTCATTTTCTGTTAATGAAAAGTTTGACTCTACTAAACACAACTTTGGTCTTTATATATACACTCCAGACAACCAACTCATATCCTCTGAACCTAACTATTTAGAATACTCTTTATTATTAGGGTCTTCAGGGGCAGGAAAGAATGGTTCAGAAGCTTTAACTTTAGATCCTATTTCAGATGCTAAAAAAGCAGGGTTTGAAAATGGTGATATAAGAATTTTGTACAAGTTTACTGATGACTTATTTTCAGAAAACAAAAATCAAAAACAGTTCTTTATAGAGAGTATTTCTCCAGATAGAACAGAATTACGCGTACTTTCTAATCAACTTACTAACGATGAAATAAAAAACTACGTTAGTGCTTTAAAGAAGCAACTAGATGAAGGTTCATTCTTTAGTGAATTTAATCTTAATTTCAACTCTTTAAACACCGTAATAGGTATAAATGTTGATACTGAAGAAACAAGTAAAGGTACAGCAGTACTAATAAAACTATACCAAGCTTTAGATATAAACGTATCTACTAAAGAGGTCTTTAACATAGTACGTACAGTAAGTGATAGTGTGTTTTATGAAGTAACATCTGAATATACTCCAGATACTATTTCACTAACTAAACTTAGAGGCCCTAACTTTAATTTAGAAGTTAGTGACGAAAGTAATAACCCTACAGAGTTTCTTTCGTACAATGAACTTTTAAGCTATCCAGTAACTAATTCTTACTTTGAACTAAGGTCACTGTTTAATGAAAATAGTGCTCAGATTGCTATTGATCATACAGACTATAGTTCTTTCATTCATTTTTCTTCTGCTGAGGAAAGATTAAGAAACTTTAAGTATAAGTTAGATCTTGTTAAAAGTTATGAGTCTAGTATTAGTACCATCAAGACAACAGGGTACACCAAAATGGGTATCACAGGTAGTGTTGACTACTATGAAAACCTAATTAACGGTATAGTAAATAATTTTGATCATTACGACAGACACCTTTTTTATGAAAGTGGTAGTAGTGCATGGCCTAAGAGTACTGCAAAACGACCTTATGTAAATCAAGCAAGTTCAACTACTGAAGCAACTACATTTTTTAGCAATCAACTATTAAGTGCTTCTAACTACGATAACACAAACGTAGACATACTTACTAACACAGTACCTACCTTTATTCGAGAAGATGCAAATAACTCAGCTTATCTGTTATTTGTGAATATGATTGCACATCATTTTGACAATCTTTGGATATATTTTAAAGCAACGTCTGATAAGTTTGATGCAGACAATAGGTTAAATTTTGGTGTAAGTAAAGATTTAGTAAAAAGTTCTATAGAATCATTAGGACTTAAACTATACGATTCTAACCAAACGTTAGATAATTTATTTTCTCTCTTTACTGGAGAGTCGTATAACAGTGGTAGTGAAGTATTAACAGAACTTGTAACTGCAGTATCAGGAAGTCAAAACGAACACTTACAACCTGTACCAAAAGATAACTACTTAAAAGAAGTATACAAAAGAATATATCATAACTTACCTGTAATATTAAAAGGTAAAGGAACTGAAAGAGGGTTAAGAGCTCTTATCAATTCATTTGGTATACCTAGTGATATACTACCAATAAAGATATACGGTGGTGAAGATAGAAACTCAGCAAAATTTACAGGTGAAAATTACGTTACCTCATCACTATCAAAAATAAGATTAGAGAACACCGGTAGCTACATTACAGGTAGTACTTTATCGAGATACTCATCTACATTAAGAAGAGATTCCAAATATACAGATGATTTACACCTACTGGAAGTAGGGTTTGACGTCAATCAACCTCTTAACAGCTACTTAAAAGATCAACTACCCTCAGACTTTAATATAGACGATTACATAGGTGATCCAAGAGACGATGGTAATAGTAGTTACGGTGAGCTTTTGAAGTTGAGAGAAACGTTGCTCGGCAGGAATGAGAGCGGTGCTGCAGTATGGAACACTATAACTGAAACTTGGGACCAGTATCAAGATTTTTGGAATGCTGATTTAGTTCAACGTACTCCTGGAGCATTTATAAG